AAACATACAGGGTCAAGTACACAAACAGTTGACACGGTTTTAGATGGTGCAAGTACAGTTTGGACAAGCGACCATAGATTAAGAGGTATTGCTTATTTGATGGTAAAATTAACTTATGATGTTGATGTTTATCCTAACGGAATACCAAATATTAGTGCAGTTATTGAGGGTAAAAAAATTTATAATGTTTCAACAACTGCAACTGCTTATTCTAATAATCCCGCAAATGTAATTTATGATTATTTAAGATCAAGCGACGGATTTGGGGCAAGTGCAAGTGAAATTGATACGACAACTTTTGCGCAAGCTTACGCAGATTGTAACGATAGTATTTCAATAACAGGCGGAACACAAAGCCGTTACACTTGTAATGGTGTTATTTTATTAAATAGAAAACCCGTAGAGGTTATTGAGGATTTAATAAGCAGTTGCGCGGGTACTTTAACTTTTCAACAAGGAAAGTTTAAATTAAAAGTTGGTAAAGCAACAAGTTCAACAAGAACTTTAACAGATGACGATTTTGCGGGTGATTTAAAAATTGCTACAAGACCAAAACGTTCGCAATTATATAATAAAGTTAAAGGTACTTTTATAGACGCTGATACTAATTTTAGCATTAAAGAATTTAATACTCAGGAAAGTTCAAGTTATCAAACAAGCGATGGTGAAACTATTATAAATGAAATAGAATTACCATTTACAACTAATGCAGTTGAAGCACAACGTTTGGCGCTGATTGTTTTAAAACAATCGCGACAAATGATGACTTTAGATATAATGCTTAAACCTGAACATTTAGATTTAGGCGTTGGCGATGTATTTGGATTAACTTCAACAAAATTAGGTTTTAGCGCAAAAAAATTTTATATTTTAGCTTATACTTTAAATGCAGATTTATCGGTAAGTATAGTAGCGCAAGAATACGCAGATACAGTATTTGATTTTAACGCGGGAACTGAACAAGTTACGTTATCAACTGCAAGCGCAATATCTTTACCGAGTGCAACGACAGTTGTTGCGCCAAGTTCATTAACAACAAGCGATACTTTAAATGCTTCAAGCGACGGTATTGTTGATGTTGTAATGACAGTAACAGTAGCAGTACCAACAACTGAAGCTTTTATTGGACAATACGAATTAGAATATAAAAAATCAACGGACGCAACTTATATTAGTGCGGGACGATCATCTAATAATACGTTTCAAATATCAGGCGTTGAAGATGGTAAGACTTATGATTTAAGAGCAAGAGTTATTAATACAGTTGGCGTTAAAAGTTCTTATGTATCAGGAACACACTTAGTTATTGGTGCAACAGAACCACCGTCAAATTGCGAAGATTTGGCAGTTAGTATTAGTGGAAAATCTTTAACTTTAACTTGGGCTAAACCACCTGATTTAGATTTAAAAGAAACAGAAATTAGACATAGTAAAGATTTAACAGGCGCAACGTGGATAGGTTCACAAACTTTAACTAAAGTTTCAAGAACTTCAACGTCGGTATCTTTACCCGCAAAAAAAGGAACGTTTTTAGTTAAACACATTGATAAGCTTGATAACTTTAGTGTAAATGCAACAAGCATATCTACAAATATTACGGCGCTTTCAGGTTTAAACTATCATACAACTTTTTTAGAAAGTATTAGTGGACAAACAGGAACAAAAACAGATGTTGCAGTAGTTAAAGACGGTGCAGATCATTATATCGTCTTAGCAACTAAAACAAATTTTGACGACGGACTAAATAATTTTGAAACTAATACGACACAATTTTTTGATAGTGGCGGTGTACTTACAAACACAAAAGATTTAGGATTTTATAATTTTACAAATGTTTTTGATTTATCACAATCAGGGCAAGTTAAATTAGAACCAAAATTAATTAGTACGTCTGAAGATAGAGATAAAATTTTTGACGCGGTTACAATAAGTTCAAATAATCAAAACGGTCATTTTGATACAGAACCGTCGCATTTTGACGGGGACGCTTCGTCTTTTGCAGATATTATTTTACAAGTTGCAACGTCAAATGATAATACGACATACTCAGGTTATTCAGACTTTAATACGACAGGCGAATATTCGGCTAGATATTATAAGTTTAGATTAAAATTAAAGAGTAACAACAATTCGGCTAACCCTAAGGTTAGCGGAATGTCAGTTGACGTTGATGTTCCTGATAAAATTTTAGAGGGTGCAGATGTAGCAACGTCAAGTGGTTCAAAAGCAATTACTTTTGACCCACCGTATTTACAACAATACGCAATCGGTATTAGTAGTCAAAATCTACAAAATGGCGACAGACATACAATAACAAGTAAAACTTTAAATGGTTTTACAATTAACTATTTTAATTCAAGCGGTTCAGCAATTGACAGAACGTTTGATTATATAACTAAAGGATTTTAAATTATATGGCGCAAGTATCACAAATAAGCATAGACAATCAATCGTTCCCAAATTTTAGAACGGCATTAAACAATAGTTTAGGTGCAATAGCTTCAACTCATATTGGTTCATCACGACCAAGTTCAGCAGTAGCGGGAATGATTTGGATAGATAATGGAACGACAAATACATATAAAATTAAAGTATTTGACGGGACAGACGATCTACAAATTTTTGAAATAAACACATCAACTAACGCAGTATCTTTACCAACAGGCGTAACGGTATCTGAAAGCGACCCTAATTCTATACCATTTTCGGTAGCTTTAGGTTCATAACAATAAATAAGGATAAACAATGGCAAATAACTTTAGCGACGCGCAAGTAACTATTAGTAATAATAGTTTAACAGATATTGTAACGGCTAGTAACAAAAGTTTAGTTATAGCGGGGACAATGAGTAATACGACGACAAGTTCAATTAACGTTACACTTAAAAAGTATGACGCTTCTGCAACTTCAACTTTTACAATTTTAAATACAATACCCTTACCAAGTGGTTCATCTTTAGAATTGCCTAAGATCGTTTTACAAACTTCTGACAAAATACAAGCGCAATCTGACAATAGTTCAGGACATTTAACAGTTGCTTTACAAATGCTAACAGACGTTAGTTAATTAATAGGATAAAATAAAATGACAAATTATATTGGAAATAAACCAAGTGATATACCTTTAACTGCTTCGGATATACCTGATTTACCAACTAGCAAAATTACAAGCGGAACTTTTGCAAATAGTTTAATTAGTTCAGGTTCAGTTACACAACACGTTACGTCAACAGATTTACAACCCGTCAAATCAGATATTTCTGCTTTAGCATTAAGAGAAGCTACTAACGAAAGTTCTGCTTCTTTTAATTTACCAAATCAATTTATTGATACGTTTGCAACAGACACGTTGGGAACTAAAACTCAATGTTCTGTTAGTGAGGGTTATGTTGCAACGAATTCAGGTTCGCTATATGTAAGACAAAATATTACAGGTTTAGCAACAGGTGGTTCAAATATAGACGGTACTATTAATTCAGACAATGCGACGGCAATTACAATGACAAGAAACGCAGTAGAAGGTTCAACAAGTGATGGCACAGGTTCTTACAATGCTTTCGCATACACAACGAGTTCAAGCACAGGAGGATATGTAATTGCAGATTTAGGTGCAAGTTATTCTATTTCACAATTAATTTTAGGAAAATCTCGAAGTCATGGAGATGGTAGAGCAATTAAATTAAGTTATCATGCAACAGAAACCGACCCACATGCAAATGGAACAGATGTAAATTTAACAAATGCAACATCGACAGTTTATTCTTCTAATACAGGTTCAACTGCAAATTTATCAAATTTTACTTCTTCGGGGACTGCTGATTGGTCGGCTATTAGCACAAATGGTCATGGTGTAGTATGCAAAATAAATGGATTTACAATTTTTACTGCAAGATATATTTCTTGGAAATGGACAAGTGCAGACTTTCACGACGCTAATGCGGGTTGGACAGAATTTGATATTTATAAAAGTACATTTGTTGCAAATGCAACAGGAACGGCTATACAAAACACTAACACAGTAGGTTCAGCTAAAACCGAAGTTGGTGGGACATTTCTTTATAAAGATAATAGCGGAACTGCAACCATAGGGACAGATTTAAAAATATATTTTACTTGCGACGGGGGTAGTAATTGGACGGAAGCTTCATCTTACAACGCAATCACACCTGTTTATTCAACAGGAATTAAACAAGTAAGATTAGGTAAAACAACGTGTACTTCAGGAACAGACGTAAGATACAAAGCAGTTTGGGCTAATCAAGCAAGTGGTTCAAAAGAAACTCAATTACACGGAATAGGAATTAATTATTAAGGATAAAATATGACATTAACAAAAGTAAGAGATAGAGGAACGACAGGCATATCAACTGACCTACAACCAATTAAATCTGATATATCAGCTTTAGCATTAAGAGAAGCAACTAATGAAAGTTCGGCAAGTTTTAATTTACCAAACCAACACATTGATACGTTTGCGACAGATACTTTAGGAACTAAAACCAATGTGTCAGTTGATAGTGGTTATGTAGGTTCAATAATACCTGCGGGTTTTTCTAGTAATAATTCGTCTTTAGTAACTAATTTAAAACAATTATATAGTTTTGATAATTCTGTAACAGACGCTATGGGAAATCAAAATTTAGTCAATTCGGGTGTAACGTTTAATTCAAGTACAAAAAAATTAGGAACACACTCAGCATATCTTGATGGTGGTAGTACAACAGGATTTTATTTTGATAATGGTAGTGGTTCTCAGGGAGTTCCATATTTTCACACTAATAATTCTAATGGTTCTTTTCCACCTTCAGCTTTATCTATTGCGTTTTGGATTTATTGGACACCTGACAATGGAAATTGGAATATGATTTTAGATGGCTATAACCAAAGTAATTCATCAAAAAGAAATTATATATTTGGGTTTCAAGATGATAGTGGTGCGCAATCACACGACAAACCTACTATATGGGACGGTTCAGATACTAATTGGGGTAACAATGCAGACGGTGGTAATGATACTGATTCAACTGTATCTATAACACATAGTACTTGGACGCACGTTATTATGTCATTAACATCAAGTTTAAAAAGATGTTACGTCAATGGTTCACAGGCATTTTCAACATCAGGTAGTTATGGTTTTGGTTCAGATGGAACGGGAGATCACATTAAAATTGGCGGTAGAGATACTAATTCAGATTATCAAACAAAAGGATATTTAGATCAATTTGCAATATGGGATAGAGAATTAACGTCAACAGACGCTACTAATCTTTACGCTTCGGGAAGCGGTAATCTTTATTCACCGTTAACGGCTAATGCTACAGGCACGGCAATTCAAAACACTAATACCGTTGGTTCAGCTAAGACCGAAGTTGGCGGTACAATTCTTTATAAAGACAATCAAGGAACTGCAACTTTAGGAACTGACCTTAAAGTTTATTTTACTTGTAATGGCGGTTCAAATTGGACGGAAGCAACAAGTTATAATGCAATTACGCCTGTTTATTCAACGGGCATAAAACAAGTTCGTTTAGGTAAAACTACTTGCACAAGCGGTACAGATGTTCGTTATAAAGTAGAATGGGCTAATCAAGCTTCAGGTAGTAAAGAAACACAATTACACGGAATAGGAATTAATTATTAAAGGATAAATTATGGTCGGATATATAGGAAAATCGCCAACTGTCGGCAATTTCGTAAAATTAGACAGTATAACAACAAGTGCTACTACAACATTTAATTTATTAAATGGTGGAGTTGCATATAGCCCCGAAAATGCGCGAGTATGTCAGGTAAGTTTGAACGGCGTAATACAAAATCCTGAAACTGCATATAATATTGTTGGTTCAACAATAGTTTTTTCAACGGCGCTAACTAGCGACGATGTTATTGACTATATTTTAGTTTTGGGCGATGTTATGTCAGTTGGTACGCCGTCGGACGCAACAGTAAGCACGGCTAAGATCGTTGACGACGCAGTAACGGAAGCAAAACTTAATTTAATATCAACGTCAAGCGTACCAAGTCTTGAAGCTAAAGGCGACGGTGGTTCTCAGGACGGTTATATTCAATTAAACTGTTCTCAAAACTCACACGGTATTAAAATAAAATCTGCGCCACATAGCGCAAGCGCTTCATATACATTAACTTTACCTAATAATGATGGTAACGCGGGCGAATTTTTAAAAACAGACGGTTCAGGTGTAATGAGTTGGGACACGGCGGGGGGCGGAAAAGTTGGACAAGTTGTTCAAACTGTAAAAACAGATATATTTACAAGTACAACTGCTTCTTTAACTGATGTAACAGGATTTTCAGTTTCAATTACACCGTCAGCAACTTCATCAAAAGTTTTAGTTATGGCACAATATAATATGGGTGTAAGTTCAGGATATAAAATGTATTCAAGTTTATTAAGAGGTTCAACAGAAATTTATAGAGGTGATACTGCGGGAAATAGAGTTAGAACATCGTTTCACGGTAAGTCAAATGCTAATGACGATTTAAACACAATAAGTCATATATTTTTAGACTCACCAAACACAACGTCTGCTACTACTTATAAAATACAAGCATACCCCGAAAGTGGCGGAACATTATCTTTTAATACTTTTAATCACTCAATAAGTAATGATTTGGCTATCAATGGTAGGGACGCGTCATCAATAACAGTAATGGAGATATTAGCATAATGAATTTACATAAAGCAATTAGAGCAATACATAATGAAGCAAAAGTAATTAATGGAAATACGCAAGAAACTATTATTGCTTTGGATATAGATAATAATGAAATAGATATTAATTGGACAGATGTTAATGCTTGGGTTGATCCTAATGAATATCAATATAAAAGAGAATTAGAATATCCATCAATTATAGATCAACTAGACGACATTTATCATAATGGAGTTGACGGTTGGAAAGAAACAATAAAAGCAGTTAAGGATAAATACCCTAAAGAATAAGCTATGCAAAACTGCATAGACTTTTAGGGTTTTTAAATTATAGAGCTTTTCGCCTGGACGACTACTATTCAATAATACCAACAAAAATTAAAAATTGACGTTATGCAAATTTGCATAGGGTAACGGTAAAATGGCAAAGAAAAAAAAGAATAATTTATATGCAAAAATAGAACACGTTAGCAATTCACGTTTTAAAAAAACTACAATTGGCGGAAAAATAAATAGATACAAAACATCAAGTTTAAATAAACATAAAAGACGACAATTAGGAATATGAAATCAACTAAAATAAGGGAAGATAGCGGTATTGATTTAAGTTTAAAAAATTTAATTAGTATAATTGTTGTAAGTGCAATAGCCGTTTATTCTTATTTTGGAATTTTAGAACGTATTAACCTAATTGAAAATGACAATATATTAATAAAAAAAGATTTAGAAAAAGCAGTTGAATTTACAATCAAATTTCCGCGTGGTGAATTAGGTAGTTTGCCCGCAGATAGCGAACAATTTTTATTAATTGAGGACGCAATAAAAGATATTGAAGATATACAAGAAGAATTAAAAGAAAGCAGACACAACGCAACTAACATATCAAGATTACAAAAAGACGTTGAAAGACTTTTAAACGATTTAGAAAAAATAAAAGATAAGGTAAGAAATAATGGACATAGTAACTAAAGGGGTTATTGCTCTATGTATGTTTTATCAAGGCGGTATTATTGAACATACTTACGTTAAAGATCAAAAAATGAGTTCTTGTTTAAAAATGAAAAGAACAGTTGAGAGAAGCGTAAATCCACAAAACGTTAGAATGGCTTGTGGGGAAATAGACGCAGTTTTAGAAGAATTTATGGGACAAACAAAAATAGTTAAAATTGTAAAAGATAAATACGATACAACGGGATATGCCAAATAAATAAATGAAGTTTTTTTTAACTATTTATTTATGTAGTTTTTATAATGGCGTTTGTTTAACACCGCATACTTTTTACGACGAACCACACGACGATATATATAGTTGTTTGTTAAGTGGTTATGAAAAATCAATCAATAAAACAAAGGAAATAGGACGAGTGGAAATAAATAAACACGGAATTTATTCAAGGTTTAGTTGCGATGAAAAAAAATTTAATAAAGAAAAAAAAGACACCAAAGAACTTGGAGTTGAGAGTTAGTAAAATTGAGTTAGAATTTGCTACTCATAATGCGGTTTGTTCTGAACGATATAAAAATCAAAAAGAAACTTTAGATCGTATTGAAAAAACAATAAAGCGTAATTCCGAAGCAATTGAAAAATTGTTCGGGATTTCTAATAAAGGACACGGGGCAATTAAGATTTTAATTTTTATTGGGTCTTTAATTGTAGGGGCTTTTAGCGTTTTAAAATTTAAAGATTTTATCTAATTTGTCAAATCAAGAACTTATAAACGAATATAAAGATCAAGTTAAAAGTTTAGGCGATAAGGTAAAAGAATTGTCTAAAGAACTTGAAGATAAAGACGCTAAGATTAAGCGTCAATTAATTCTATTGG